TGTTAGCAGTTGCTATGTGGTGTGTACCTACTGTTCTTGCATCACCGTTGGCAACAAAAATATTACTTCCAATAGTTGCGCCTGTAACCCCCACATAATGTACACCGGTTGTAGTAGCATTACCACTGATAGTTGCATTTCCTATGCTAGCATTTCCTGTTGTTGTTAAACCACCAACATTAGCAGTGCCTGTTATATTTGCTGATCCTTGACTTACTAAATTTCCACCAACTACATTACCAGTAGCACTTACTACCCCACCTGTTGTGATATTAGCACCAGATACATTACCAGTAGCAACTACAACACCACCTGTTGTGATATTGGCACCTGTAATGTTTCCTGTTGCACTTACAACACCACCAGTAATTAAATTAGCACCAGATACATTACCAGTAGCACTTACAATACCACCAGTAATTAAATTAGCACCTGTAACATTACCAGTAGCACTTACAATACCACCTGTAACCAAATTACCTACATTGGCTGTACCGGTAACATTAGCATTACCTGGTGTAACTAAGTTACCAACGTTAGCAGTACCACCAATATTTGCACCTAATGTAATACTTAATACCCCTGTGCTTACTAAATTACCACTACTTACATTACCTGCAATGCTTAACAAATTAGTAGAAGTGTTAAAAGTTACACCTGCTATTGCTGATGTATTACCTCCACTATTAAACAATAATTGACTATCACTACCCGGTGCAGCAGCAGGAGCTTGTGTTGTACCGGGTGCAGTTGTTAGTGCGCCGCTAGGTGTAATTACTAGGTTACCAACTTGTAACGCACCGTTACCACTAATTGTCGTGTTACCGATTGATACTGCACCATTGGCAGCAATACTGGTACCAGTAAATGAAATAGTACCTGCAACTGTTTGTGGTCCTACTGTAGTACCATCGAATGTTACACTTGAAGTTGAACATGTCTTAACTATTTTTGTTCCATTAAAACCACTAGGAGTAATACCAGCAACAGTAATTGTTGCACCTACTGGGAAAGGAGGTGTTGTTTGTGGTGCAAATGTAAGTGTTGAAGTACCACCTGTGCTCGTTGCGGTTAAAGTTGGAAGTGTTATTCCACCTACATTAATTGCTCCATTTGAATCAATAGTTGTGCCACCTACATTAGCATTAGCTGCTACAACTGTTATTGAAGTGATGTTTGAAACATTTAAGTTGTTATTAATAACAATATTACCACTGACAACATTACCTGCTACAGTGACATTTGGAACAACAATACTTTGACCACTGCTAGTAATAGTTGCACTACCTACATTAATAGTAGGACTAGTTACGCTTGTACTTACAACTTGCGTTGAAACAATACTACTGGCAACGCTAAGACTTGGCATCGTGATGGCACTACCGTCACTACCAATTAATGTTCCACCTAAGTCAATGGTTTGTCCTGATAAGTATAATGTTTTCCAACGCTTAGTAGCACTACCTAAATTATATGTGCTATCTGTTGTTGGAACTAAATTAGAACTTACGCTATTAATAACGTTTATAACATTGGTTGTTACTGTGTTTGTAAATTTACCATTCGCAGTTGAAATATTTGGAGCTAAATCTAACTTAAAGGGCGTGGTATAACTAGCGATTGTAGCACGGTTGCTACTAGCAACACCTACACCAACTAATAAGTTATCAGTTGTTTGAATTGTTACATTTGAAATATTTGCAACAACAACTACATCACCTGTTTGTCTAGTTTGATTTAAACCTGATCCTACGGTTATGCTTTGTACACCAGTAGATTGGGTGATGTTATATAATTCTGTAAAGTTATCTTGTATCTTTTGAAACGCGGCACGAATCGCATCTGCCGTTGGGTCATTTGGAAAAGAACCAAAATCAATCTGTTTTTGAGCCATGTCTATCCTACCTTATACATTATTTATCGTTTTATTAACTAGTGGTAGCCAAAAAAATAGCCCGGATATCCGGGCTATTAAAAGTACGGTTTTTTATTTTATACCGCTTAATTTTTTATAATCAACTAACAAATCTGTAGAATTTTTTAGTAGCGTAGTTTCCATTGTAACTTTTTGAATGTTACCTGTTGCTTGACTATGCTTTTGACGATGTAAATCATTACCATGTGATAGTAATTCTTTTAATTTCATCAACTCAGTTTGTCCCATTGCATCGCCACCTGCATCATTGGCATAACCTTCTTCTACATGTTCGCAACCACACTCAGATTCGTACATACCACATTCATTGCATGTATCTTCACCTTCACGGACTTTTTCCATATCTCCGTCACCGTCTAGGTCAGCTTCTTTCTTACCTTGAGCACGTGCTTTTGCTAGATTACCAGTAAACTTATTACCTTCTTCCATCTCATCTTCTTCAATAGAACTTGTGTCTTTGTATGTCTTGTCACCCATCTTAAATGAGTCACCTTGTTTTGTCTGTGCTAGTTTTCCTGTGAAAGCGTTACCTTCTTCCATATCACCTTCACCTATCTTATATGCTAAGTTAGGTTCTTTTCCACCTTGTTGTGGGAACTGAGCACCGATTTGTTTTGCTCGCTCTGCGCTTGATGCACCCGCTGGGTTAGCGAATACTTCTAGGTTTTCATTACCGACAGTTTTGCCTGTTAACATGTCAACATCTTTTCCATCTTTTTGTGGATATTTAGCACCAATTTCTTTTGCTTGTTCAGCACTAGATGCACCTGCAGGATTGGGAACTACTACTAAATTTTCGTTTGTTTCTTCTTCATCTGAATCATGACCTTCTTCACCAGAATCTTCTTCATCTTTATAGTCTACTTCTACACTTGCAGGAGTATTTTTATCTGTTTCAATGCCTGACATTTTCTTAATTAAAGCAAGCATATCATCACCGTGTCCAATTACATCTGGACCTGATTCAGGTTCTGTTCCATGACCTTCTGGTTCTTGAGATTGTTCAGGTGAGCCATATCCACCGACATTATCTTTACTGCCGCCAAACATTTCCATACCTGAATTGCGTAGAATACTCATTAATTCACTTGCATCGTGTTCAGTTGCATTAATACTCAATGAATCTGGACTACCTTGTTGTCCAGTACTATGTGAAACAGTAATACCTTCGTTTAATAAACTGTTAAGTTCACGCTCCCAGCTTTCAAATTGTTTATCTTTCATATCATTACTTTCTTTTAGTGTTGGGGTACTTAATGTTTTTAAGAAACCATTACTACCTGTTGTTGCTCTTGGCACTGCCATTGGACTTCCTGGCTGACTAAATGAACTACCAGGTGTAGCTCCAGGGTGTTGTCTAAATTTACTTAAATCATGTGGTGTGCGTTGTGCAAATCTTTGTTTATCTACATTAGCAAATGTATTGAATGGCAATTCTTTTTCATGTGCTAAATGTTTTAACACTTGATTTACTAACTCGTTTTGATTTACTTCATCTAAATGATTATATTCATCGCTATGTTTTACTAATGCTTTCAATACTTCTTCTGCTTGTTGTACATTTGTTGCTCTTTTCAAGTCAAACATACTACCATCACCCATGTGTGAATGTACAGCATGGTGAAAATCAATTAATAATTCTTTCATAGCACCCTCCATAACAATACTTTCACTAACTTTTTTCTTTGTGTTTTGTGATTCATCCATCTTGTCGTATTTGGCACGAATATTTGCCATTTTTTCTTTACTAGCATGTTCACGACCTGCTTGGCGTAGTTTATCCATACCTTCTTTACCATACTTTTTATTACCCAAGTATGCTTGTAATCCTGATTCTTCAACTTCAGCCTCATTAGTTTTCTTTACATGCTGAGGTAGACCTTTGTGTTTAGTACTTGCAAAATCTTCAGCATCTTTCTTGCCTATTCCTTTAGCAACACTTTTTAATTCTTTGCTTGCACCAGGAACTTTCTTACCTTTTTGCATAGCATGTACCATACCAAAAAATCTTTGTTGTGCTTTACTTACTGCTTTTTCATCTAATGATTCTTCATCTATTGGCACTGGAGCAGGTACACCTTTCTCTCCGGCCTTGGGAGGATCGGCTGTCCATACACCACCTTTGATTGTACCCATTGGCTGTGATATGCTTGGGCTTGGTGTTTTTGTTGTAGTAGTGGGTCTAATAACTTTAGAACTAGGCACACCTTCTGGGTCACCACTGGGAGCAGGTACATTAGGTTGCCCTGGTTTAGGTGGTGTTGCAGTCCATACACCACCTTGTATACTACCTTCATCCATTTCTTCGCTAACATCACTTACATTAAGTGCATTAGCAACACGCAATGCAGTATCAGTGGGAACAGGTTGATCTAATACTGGCTTACCATCAGGTCCTGTTACCATTTGCATTTGTTTATTTTGCTGTGGTACAGGCTGAGTTCTAAATTGATTATCTTCATCCAATTGTTTAGTAGTAGCTACTTCTTCAATATATTCTTTAAGGCTATGTTTCTTACTTGTTTTGCCTACTTCTTTACTAGGCTTCTTGCCACCACCAAATACATTGTGTAATGATTTCGTATCGTATGATTTTACTTCGCCACTATCATCGCTACCTTTCTTAGGACGACCACGACCTTTCTTAGGTGCATCTTTCTTTGTGTCAGCATCTTTGTTTACTTTACCAATTCTATGTCCATATTGGTCACGAACATCTTCTTTGCCATGACTAGTACCATAAGTACCTTTATGTTTTACATCGGCTTCGTTTAAAGTATCTAGTGATTGTAATAGGCTTCTAAAATCCATTTGTTAGTCCTTATTTTTTCTTATCAATTTTATCTTCAATTCGTTCAAGTTGTTTTTTTAAATCTTCCAACTTTGAATTGGTATTCTGTACAGTAACACTTGTAACTTCCATTTTAGTATCAAGTTTTTGGATACTAGTATCCATTGTTATATATCCAGTACCACCTATACTTATAGCACCTATAACTATCCAAGATAACTGACTAGTTGAAAAGTCCACCATTATTTACCTTTATTGATTTGTGCGTTGCCTGTTAATGGTTTTTTAATAGGCGTAATCTTACTCATTGGGCTTTGTGTGTTGATGCCTTCTTTACTCTTATTTGGTTCTATTTTTGTTTTAGGGGCATCAAACAAATAATCAATACTAGGTTTCTTAGGTACTACTTTGTCTAAGTATTGATTAGCATATTCTTTACTTGCTTCTTTACCTGCGTCTGGTAATTCTTCTGTTGTCAATAGTGGCTTATCACTCTTATCTATATTAGCAAATCTTTCATTATCACCATTAATACTATCAACATAGTCTGTTGTAAGAACTCTTACTCTGTTGATGTTACATCCTAACAATTGTGCTAGTTGTTGAATCATTGGTTCATTAGTTGGATATTTGAATTCTGCTTTAATAATAGTTACAGATTCATTTTGTAATTCAGGGAATCCATGTGGATCTTTTTGTACTGGGGTAGTCTTAGGGTCTTCAATTTTAACTGGGTCAAACTTACTAAGATTATGTGCGAACATATCAAGGAATTTTTTGTCGCAGTCACCGGCGATTTTAATCGTATACTTGTACGTTCTTTGTGATTCCATTAAATAATGACGAAGGCTTTTCATATTATATTCCTATTAATTATTTATCTTTACTTTGATTTTTATTAGCCAAAATGGTTTTGAGTATTTCGTTACGGTCTAGTAAACTACCCTCTCCTGATGGAATATTTTCTATTTCAGTAACCTTTTCACTAATCTTTTGATCTAGGTTTGCTTTTTTAAGTTGCAAATCTAACATCTTTAGTTTCTTATTGATTTTAGCAGTTTTAGCAGTAATAGCATGTCCTAACATAGTACCCGCGCTATTAAATATTTCACTAGCAAAACGACTATCAACTTGCATACCAAGATCCATCAAGTCTTTATAACTACTTGTAGCAAGATTAGCCAGTTCATCCATTTCTGTATCGCTGGCTTCTAACCCTCTTACTTGAGGTAATGCATTATCAATTTTTTCAAGTGTAGAATAAGTTTCCTGAGTAATTATTGCAACTTCTTTGTTTTCAATTATTTCTTCATTGACCCTATCATCTTCAACAGGAAGCTCAAATAATTCTTCAAGTTTTTTTGTCATACTACTATCCTATTATAATAGTAGTATTTATTTCTTTTTCCTGCCCTGATAGAAAAGGTCATCCTCAGTGATTACACGAAAAGTTAATCCATTTTGTTTACAGAATGCCATAGCACTTGCCCACTTTGCATGATTTACTGCTACTACTGCTCTATCTCTAGCACTGGCAACACGACTTTCTATAAGACTTTGTTTTTTGGGTTTAATTTCAACAAGTTCTGCTTTTTGCTGTCCATGTTTGTTTTCATACACAACTAAGAAATCGGGTATATAATTACTTCTTTTTCCTGTCAATGGATTTAAATATGGTATAATAAGTGATTCACTAGACCATTGAATCACATTTTTATTTGTGTCACAGAATTGCATAAAAGTGAATTCCCAACCACTGCGAAATTTAGGATTGTGTTTTCCTATATATTTTTGTGGGTTGGTGGGAACAAATATGCCTTGTGCGTAGTTAGCCATTACAGTACAATATTGCGTTGAACATTATCATTTGGTTGTGGTAGAACACTTATACCATACAATGAAGATTTGCTTTTAAGACTATTAAGATAATAAATCATTATAGCATTTGCTTCCAGTTTAGTTTTACCTTGAATAAAACTCAATAATGTTAATGGATCATTACCGGTAATGTTTGCGATTCTAAAGATTATTGTAGCGAAATTCTCGCTTATCGTTGAACTGTTATTAATAGATTTAAAATAACTACGGACAATTTCATATTTGGTTGCATCTACAACCATATCAAAGTTATAGAAACTATCAAATACTCTTACTGAATTATCATAAGCACTCTTTGGTGCATCAACTGTATCTGCCATAATTATTTACCACCGTATTTAAATCTTTGATTAGCTTGTTCAGGTGTCAAGTTTCTTATTTCTGGGCTTATTTGATTTATTTGCTGACTTATTTCACCTTTAGATAATGCATTAGTTGCCGGGCTTGCAGGTCCTAGTTGTATTGAAGAATTAGGATTAATAGTAGGAGCATTTGCTCCGTCACTTGCCCTATCCATTTGATTTTGATAATTAGGTGATGATGGATTACTGTTTCCACCAAATGAACTATTTCTTACATACTCAGATGTTTTTTCAAAACCAGCAACAATGCCTTTATTTATAGTATCAACCATACCCTGAGTAGAATTCTGTGATGGGAAATTAAATAAGTTATTTCTGTTGGCTGTACCTGTTAACCACGCCGCTCCTGCACCTAATGCTTCACTCTTAACACTATTAATAAGTGTTTGTGGATTTTTAAATTGTTTTGCAGTATTATTAATACCACGAACAGCACCTAAGATATTACCGTTTTCAATATCTTCTAGAATACCACCTGCACTTGCAATTAATCCACCTTGTCCCATGATACTACTATTACTACCAGGTGATGCTAATGGACTTACTCGTTTATCATAATGTGCGTCTTCACCAAACTTAGACACAACTTGACTTGGATTTTTACCATCAACTGCGCCAGTATAATATTTTACTGTTTCATATTCAATCTGCATAGTGTTAGTCATCATTTCACTTGTAGCACTATAACTATATTGGTCGTGACTAAAACTTTGAATAAGAGGATTCATTAATCTATATAGTATAAAACTATGTTGATTAAAACCATATATGTTTATACTTCTAAAGAATGGCACTTTTCTAAAACTTTGTGATGAGGTGTCTGGTTCACCAATATACCCCCAATCACTGTCTTGAGATATAGATTTGTTATAAATGTTTCTACTGTTTATATCACTAGTTTTTCTTCTATCACCTAATTTAACAGTAGATAGTGTATTCACGGGGTCACTTTGATTTGCATCTTTATAATAATATGAATAATATGCATACCATAATTTATTAATTAAATTACTATTATCATCGTGAAATTCAATTTGTATAGGATCATATTTTATTTTTGTCTGTACAAGTCTTTTTCTATTATATTGATTAAATGTATGCGTGTCAAATGTATATTTAGGTAATTGAACGGATTTAACTGCCAACCCATAATTTCTATCACTAGGCATATTAGGTTCTTGTAGTGCAGTTATTTCTGAATCATTAGTGTCAAAGTAAACGTGGAATAAAAACTTATACTTAGGAGCATATCCATAACCGTTACTTAAAAAGGTTTTACTTGCGTGAGTATAATCACGCAAGTAATCGTTAGTGAAAAAACCTTTTGCAGCACTACCTAGTAACTGCTGAAAGAAACCGGCCATTTATTACCTTGAGGTACCGATACCTGTTACTGCTGTACCACCAAATGCACGACCAACGTTTGTACCAACACCAGTACTCAATGGAGATTGAATTGCGTTATCAAAACGAATTGAAAGTGTAATTGTAGCTGGATCATTTTGTTTATAATCTAAGTTATTATAATTTGCTGTTTTAATGAAACAACCATATAATTCCCAACTTTCTAATACACTTGGTACTAATACGCCGTTACCACCATCTAATATTTCATAGTTGATTTGAAACTTATAGTCTTGACCTGTTGCAGCACTTGCTTGTTCAACAAAGTCAAATTGCTTTTGTAGTTGTTGACCTACTAATTTGCTTACATTACCACCAGCATCATCACGCAAGTTAATTTGTGTTTCTTGCCATGAATGCTTGCCTGCTAGATATACTTTACTATTGTAAATATCTAGTGTAACTTCTTCAAATTGTACTTGTGGACGTTGAATGTCCATAACTTGTTTAGTTAATTCCTGAGTAGACCCACCTACACCAAAGTTAAGAAATAATGCTCTAAAGCGATATTGTAACTTAGGCATCAACAAGCCCTGAGAGCTAGGGGTATTGTCTGACCCTACTGTCATATTGAACAGTGAATTTGAGGCTGTTGCCATTTTTATATCTCCTTAATATTATTTATCTTATTGGCCACTTAGTGTTCCTGTGTTCACAATGCGTACAGGAATGTAAATGAATTCAGCAGCCTTAACTGGTTCGATAGCAACATCAATCCATAATTCATTTCTATCTATACGAGCTGGTGTGTTATTAACTTCATTACATTGTACTAGATAGTCGTATAAACCACGTTTAGCAACTAAGTCAATAAACAATGATTGTACAACACCTGTAACTTGACTACGAGTTAATGCATCGTTTGGTTCAAATACGAACGGACGAGCAGCAACTTGCAATTGATAACGAATATACGCAACTAATCTTGCTACATTTACTCTATCAAGTGCGCTATTACTTGCATATGATGTTTTATTGCCATAGTTAACTAATCCAACACCACTGAAGTATGCCATTGGGTTAATTTGATTTTCATACAATACATCACGAATGCTCATGCGGTTTTTAATACTTACAAACTCACCTGTTGTAGCATTTAAGTAACCGATATTTGTTGCATTTGTAACATTACCTCTACGGACACCTGCTGCCGCTAACCAAGGATATGCGATAGTATCGTTAGTTAAGAATGTTCTTAACACCATATGACTTGCTGGTACAACTGCACTGGCACCTGATAAATCAGTTGTAATGCCACTTGGATAGAACACACCCATATATGTGTCACGGGTAACCCAACCATCTTCACCAGTTGTTGTAGCATTCATACTATTTTTTGCCCAATTACCGATTTCAGTTGCATCGTCAGATAATCTTAAAGGAGTATCACCTACGATAAATGCTGTCTGATTACGGTCATTGTTCAATGTAATCATATCTGCTTGTAGTTCAGGATAATTAGGACTTGCTAACAAGTTAATAAATGTATCCTCTTCACGGATTTGCATATTAGTATTGATTGCAGCTTTTAATGCTTGTACAACCATATGTCTTTGAGCCTTACGACCCATGTATGCTGAACCGTCTTCTTTTAATCCACTGCTTGATACCCATGTATAAGGTACATCAGGTAATTTAGCATGTGCTGGGTTAGTATCACTTGATGGATATGCATCTGGATAATTTGCTGCACTAAAATAGTTAGGTTCAAATCTCTTAACATTGAATCCACTACGTCTTGTATTGAATAATAACATACCTTGTGGATAGCTTCTAGCATTAGGAGCATCTAAGTCAAGATGATTACTAGTTACCAAACTACTTATTGTTGGTATAGGATCGTTTATTGGATCTACCATACCACTATTAGCCCAACGTGCGTCGGCAAATAATATACCAGTACTTGATACTTGGTCAGTATTATCAATACTTACCCATTGGTCAACTCCGTTAACTTCTTCCCAACGACTTAAGTTAGGATAGTTTTCTAAGTCTGCACTATTTAACCATAAATCACCATATTCTAACATTGATCCATCATCTTGTGTTGTTGGACCAGTTGCTGAAATTATAACACCTGATGTATTAGTATTACCTGTACCTGATAACAATGCACCGGTTGGGTGTCCTGTTGTATCATAATTAGTATTTCTATAAGCTACCCAGCTACCATTCTTGTTAACCATAATGTCAACTTCAGTTGCTGTACTATAATACCAATGTTTTTGTGGTGTAGGTAACGCTGCTGGAGCACCTTCATTTGCAATATAGTCAAGTGTGCGCCAATTACTTAATGTAGCAGTATAAATTGGTTTAGCATTTCCAGAAGTAATACTAACTTTCTGTAATACACCTGAACCACCTACTTGTTGCACTCTCATAGTAAGGTCGTGTTGAGGACTCATACCTCCTAATTTATCACCAGTGATAACTATTGTATCACCGACTGCATAATTAGTACCACCGGTAGCACTATTAACTTGATAGTGACCTGAAGCATTGCTGATATCAAAAACAGCGCCTGTTCCTGTACCAGTACTTGAGTTTTGATGCAATGATGAATTTCTATATGTTTCTAAGAAACCATATCTTACACCTGGTGTAACATCAGCGACAAATCCTAATGATGCTAACAGAGTAGAATAATGTCCTGCACCATCAATTACGCTAACATAAATATCACCACCTAATGTGTGAGTTAATTGTAAATTACCATCTGTTGTAATTACTGCTTTTGTATATGGAATTTGTGCCAATGACCAAGCAACAACAAAACTTGCAAGTGTACCATCATTAGGTACAGTAACTGTATATGGACCATCAAAGTTATTTGTACCAGGTAATGTAACATAAATTGTCAATGATTTACCGGTTAATGCACTTAGATTAGGTACTGTTGTTCCTGTAACTACAGTTGGTCCTGTTGCAAATCTATAGTAATATTGAATAGCAGATTCAGTAACAAGTTGAGTGTTTACTGTTGCAATTACTGTATTTTGTGGAATATTTTTTCCACCTGCAGGATCTAAATCGGCAATAGCTTGTGGTTCTGTAATATAAAGATTAACTAAGTTTGATACAAAACTACCTCTTGCTAGACTATATTTACTCAAAGCTAAATTCATTCCACTGCCGGTTTGACTTGTTTTAATCCATACACTACCATTTGGTCTTGGATTATCTTGACTGCTAGTCCATAATGGCATTTGAGCACTTGTACCATAACTTACTTCAGGTGTATAGTATGTACCTGGTGTGATACCCAAGTCAGCCATTACTGTACCTGTTCCACTTAATATGATAGATTTATTTTGACCATACTGACCATAATAAAGTTGTAAACTACCATTTTCTACTTGTGCATATAAATCACCAATGTGTAAATTGTTAATTGCAGTAGCAAATTCTGATAGTGTAGCAGTACCTGATCCTGGTACAGTAACAACACGAACAATATCTAAACCATTAGGAATATTAATAGTAAATGTATTACCACTAGTTAATGTCAATGGTGTATTTGTACCTACTACTGTAGGATAGCTCATTTTCCATTCTTTGGTTCCTAGTGCTACCCAATTATTACTTGTGTTTTTATAGAAGAATGTGTGACTTGTCAACATTCCACTTGCACGTTGAAATGGTATTACTGCGTAATCACCTACGCTACCAATTGTTTGTAATGGGTAAGGATTGTTTCCTGTTGTAAGTGTATTAGAACTTGTTAATACATAAGGACTTACACTTTGAAATTTTCCTGTATCTGCATTAAATTCGTAAATTCCCCAAACACTATTTGTAGTATCTAACCAATATGTGCCATCTGGTGGAGGACCTTCTGGTCTAGATAAAGTACCAACTAACTCAGCTAAGTCTATGTCAGCACGTAAAATATAACATTGATTTGTAACACCTAATAATGAATAAGCTGCTAATAATCCATATTCGTTTAATTCATATCCATGAATTGGAGTACCGTCTGTTGTCTTATAGAAGAACGGCGTACCAAATAATGTTACTAAGTCTCTTTGACTTGTGATATTATATAGTTTATTAGCATTAGCCGCTAATGTTCCGGCTGCTACTGTTCCTGTGCTATTTGGATTTGCTTTATTTGTAGCAGTTGCTAGAACTAGTAAAGGTATTGAATTTGAAGCGGCAGGCAAATATTGACTTTGGTCAATGATTGATACTTGTACGCCTGGTGAATTTAATGCCATTTTGTTTTCCTTTAATTAAATTTTATATAGGTCTGGCCTATGATAATAATATTTAGCACAAAACTATAAAAATACCCAAATAACCGTGCCTTCGAAGGTTTCTATGCTAAATATGTGATGAGACCAATATGTAAGACATGCAACAAAAATGTATGTGCGGTAAACTATAAACGAAATGATATAACACACTACCGTAGTATATGTGATGAATGCGGTAGAAAGAAAAAGAAGTTAGGTACTAGAACACCTACTTGGAAAAAAGCTAACTATAAGAAAAAAACTAAATGTGACTTATGTGGATTTCAATCCCTTTACCCCTCACAGATGATGGTATATCATATAGACGGTGATTTAAAAAATATAAAATTAAATAACCTCAGAACAATATGTTTAAACTGTGTAGAGGTAGTAAAACATACTGAGGTAACTTGGCGCAGGGGTGATTTAGCCGTCGATTAACTTATTGATTTGATTGTGTAAATCATCAATAGTTCCATTATTATCAATATAATAATCGTAATTTAATCCTACACTACTATACTCACTAGCATGTATCTTAAGTCTATCTAATTTCTCTTTACTTAAAGCCCACATACTATTACCGTTTGGACCACGATTATAAGCCACCGCATAATCATACCAGTTAGGTCTATCACCTCTTTCTACACGCATAGTAATACCACCCGCACCCTTAATAGCAGTAACTTCATTAGAAAAACGACAATCTGTGATAACAATATTATCTTTTGCTTTGCGTAATTGATTTTCTACGCTTGCTACCCAAATATCATTATGGAAGCCGTTGCGACAGACTTCTGTGCCCCAGTATTGTAATATCCATCTTGGAGTTAGTTCAGGCATATTTAAGCGTTCTGCCCACCACGGGTCTACTTGTTCTCGCCATTTACGACTAGTTGCAGTTGTACCCTCTAATAATTCACGGTCCCAACCAAAGACTGAAGATACTGCGTCTTTAAGTGTACCAGCAAAACTTATGCGTTTGTATCCATGGAATGTAACCAAATAATCTGCGATTGTATCTTTGCCACTACCAATAAAACCAGTGATGCCTATAATCATAAATAAAAACT